ACAGACTCTCTTGGACCAGCAGTTAAGTGGACAGATGGCGCTTTGATTAGTTCTCCTGATTACGCTCCTTCTAGAACAATTATTCCGGGGGTGCGTCAAACAAATAAACCACCTACCTCAGCTTTAAGAAGAACATCTATTGCATATTCTCCGGCCGCCAATGGTCAGTTCAGTGCGGCAAAGAACAAACCACTTCCTTTGATAAACAAACAACCTGTTAAAGGTCCGACTTGGACGGCCTCTAAGCCGGCTGTACAATCAGTTACTCAACCAAATACAAGTTCTGCTTCTTACACTAAACGCCTACTTACAAAGGTACCTAAGCCATGATGAACGAAGACAAGCGATTTTATGGGATATACCAAGGGATCTGCACTAACAATGAAGACCCAGACAAACTGTACAAAATAAAATTACAAATACCTCAAGTCCTAGGAACAGAAGAAACGGACTGGGCTCTTCCATGCCTACCAGTTACATCTGATGCCGAACACTTAGATCATAAAGCGCATACGGCCGCTCAAGTAGCAGCCTTATTAACAACGTCGTCTACCTCTGTAAGTGGCTCGGATCCACAGGGGGGATCTGTATCTATAACTATCCCCGCTTTAACCGTTGTGGCTAAGAGTGGCGCTGGTACATTAGCTCACCCGCACGTCACAAGCGCAGACCCGCTAGACACAGATGGATCAGAGATTGGCCTAACCGCCGCTGAGCACACGTATCACCGTAAGGTGCCAAATGTCGGTCAACAAGTTTGGGTCATGTTTATAGCCGGAGACCCTAACTTTCCAGTATGGATGGGAGTACAACTATGAGTAAAGCTATAGCTTTGCCGTTTTCTTTTGACGCTAATGGAGCGGTCAACAACACTCAAGACCCTAAGAAGGTACTTCAAGATCGAATTGCGTTAGTAGTAATGACTTATTTGGGTGAGCGTGTTAACCGACCTAACTTTGGCTCTAACATAAAGGCAGTCTCTTTTGAGAACATGACAGAGGCAGCTCAGCTTATAAAGCAAGAGGTTGCTGTGGTCTTTAGCAAATGGCTACCGTACTTAAATCTCATTGATTCCACCCCAAAGGTAGACCCCGTGGATAACATCTTGTCTATATCTATTACCTATAACTACGGCATTAACTCAAACCCTGAGACCGTAAGTCTTAAAACTGCTATTATTAGTCGATCTGGAGATGTAATTACGGAGGTATCAAATGGCTAGCAACAATTACGTTCCCTCAGTAGATTACACTTCTAGGGACTACTCGGCGATCCTTACGGATATGACCAACCTTATCCCTATCTTTTCCCCTACCTGGACTAACCGCGACCCTGCCGACTTTGGTATGACTCTCCTAGAGCTCTTTGCTTATATGGGAGATATCCTCAATTACTATATTGATAGAACGGCTAACGAAGCTCTTATTACCAGCGCAACCCAGCGCCAAACCGTTTTACAGATTGCCAGCCTTATTGGGTACACCCCTACAAACAGCACGGCGTCTACAGTAACCCTTACCTTTCAGAACTCAACGGCTTCTCCCATTACCCTACCTGCCCTTACACAAGTTGCAACCTCGTTAGTATCTAATGGAACTACCACCCAAGTAGTCTTTGAAACTAACTCAGCCCTAACCGTACCCGCAAAATCAGGTGCGACTAACGGCTCAGCTACTGTTGTGGCTACTCAAGGTCAAACAGTATCTAACGAGATTATCGGCATCTCTGATGGAACACCCAGCCAGACATATGCGCTAGCTAACACCAGCGTAATTAACGGGACAGTAAACGTTACTATCAATGGCGTCGCCTATCAGTCAGTGCAGTATTTAATTGACTCTAATGGCTATGACCCAGTATTTTCAACAAATACTGATGCTGATGGCATTACCTACGTTACCTTTGGAGACAGCGTTAGCGGAAGAGTGCCGCCTAACGGAGCACAGATCTACGCCACCTATCGAGTTGGCGGAGGTGTTATTGGCAACGTGGCCTCTAATACAATTAAGTATGTAATTAGTATTCCTTCTGGAACTATACCCGCAGGTCTTACAGTATCTAACCAAGATATCTCTGTCTCTGGAGATGGAGCCGCTACTGGCGGAGCAGATGCTGAAAGCACAGACTCAATTAGAATCAACGCCCCTAAGAGCATTAGAGCAATTAACAGAGCGGTTTCTTTAAGTGACTACTCTTATATCGCTGTTCAGGTTTCTGGAGTAGCCAAAGCAATTGCTACAGCTGATGTCTATACATCAGTTACTTTGTACCTTGCCCCTGCAGGTGATCCAGGGGTTGCAGCAGACAACGTAACGCCAACATCTGTCTTTAACAATCTAACCCCAAATGTATTGTCTTCATTGATAGACAAAGCCCCCGCTAACACCACTATAACGTTCCAGCCCCCAAAGTATGTTGGAGCCTACTTAGTAGTAAATATTACAGTGGCGCCTCAATATAAGCAGTCATCAGTTGTAAGCAACGTAACGTCCGCAATTAATAACCTTTTTTATATTGATAACGTCATCTTTAATGACACCGTTGCAGTAGCAGATGTTTACCAGACCATCTCGTCTGTAGACGGTGTGGCGTACCAGCAGATACAGAAGTTAGTTAGAGCGGACCAAGATCAAACCTTTACTATTACAAATAAAGCCTTAACTAGCAACGTAGCTACTCTTACAACATCTGTAACCCATAATTTATCCGTGGGTCAAACAGTATCTGTGACTAACGTGGACTCCACTTTTAACGGCACATTTGTGGTTATTGCAACTACGTCTAATACCTTCTCATATGTTTTAGTAGCTAACAACGTATCTTCAACCTCAGCAACGGGTTCAGTAACCGCGCTTGTAGTTAAGGACATTGTTTGCGGAATTAACGAGATCCCAACACTGTATGAACTTGGAACTACCGCCAGCCCATCAACCACAGGTGTGGGCAGCGTTGTTATTAACGCTACTGGAGGAATCCTGAACTAATGTCACGCTACGGTATTAGTTACTATGGTCTTGACTACTATGGTACAGATAACCCAATTAAGTTTGATGCGACCCCATTTACAGCAAAGCCTGCTGGACACGGAAAAATTCTTCTTAACTGGACTGACCCAACGGGAGACTGGTCTAAGCTTGTAATTGTAAGAAACAACTACGGCTATCCAGTAAATCCTTGGGATGGCACTAATATTCTTACCGTATACAACGGCAATGATCCAGTGTTTTACATTGACGCTTCTGGTCTAGTAGAAGGAAGCTATTACTACTACACCATCTTTGTATACAGCCTAATTCAGTACTCATGGGTTAACGCTGGAACGGCGTTTGCGCTATCCGTTAAGAACTATGGCAACACAGATAAGATGTATGACTACCTACCATCTATCTATAAGATCACACAGCCCTACCAAGCAACAACAGATATTTGGGACAACCCAGACCTTTATTCTTTCTTAAGTAACTTTGGCTTTGAGCTGGACTACACACAGAACATGTCGGCATTACTAACTAGCCGCTACAACTCATCAACAGTTAATGGTGCTCTTGTACCGTCATTGATGAATCAATTTGGCCTTACCTACGAGCCTGCTCTTGGGCTACAACAGAACCGTAAACTGCTTCGTGATGGGGTAACTCTTACTAAGCAAAAAGGATCTAAAGAAGGACTTGTAGGATTTATTAAGGACTTTACTAGCTGGGGGGTCCCTGTACCTATATCAGGAACCCCTAACCCAAGCACTAATGGCATTGTAATCGGCCACAATCTTATGCTTGATTACAACGACTCTTCTTTTGAAGAGAGCACTGGTCACTGGGGATCAGCAGATGGTTCGGCTGATATTGATAGATTAGCTACCTATAACATTAAGAGCATCTCAGTAACTTCTGGAACAGCCACCTTAGTAATAGGCGCTCACAACTATGACGTGGGCAATTCAATAGTAATTCAGGGGTTACCATACCCACTATTTAACTCTACAACCCCAGTAGTGTTAACCGCAGTAGACCAAACTAACACCATCAGTTTCTCTACAACATCACCTGACTTTGTAAGTGTTACTGGGTACAACCCATCGCTACAGGCCTATGGAACTGTTGCTCCTTATCCTGCCCCTTGGGTTGAGTCCACAGCACCAACGCTATTTCCTAATAAAGCCAAAGCAATACTTGCCGTCTACAACTCATCTACTAGTTCACAGGCGGTAAACGTCTCTTGTGGAGATAGCGACCCAATTAACACAGGCATCCCTGTAACGGCCGCAACCACATATACCTTTAGCATTTACGCCGCTAAAGGATCAGGGTCAACCGCTAGAAATGTAACGTTGTCTATTAAATGGTTTGATCGTTTTGGGGCGTATATCAGCACATCTACCGGGTCAGCCGTGTCAGATAACACTGCTCAATTTTCAGGCTCAGTTCGTCCGCACGTATCAGCAGCCGCGCCTACCGGGGCTACATACGCTTGCCCTGCCATACAAGTTGCTTCTGTAGGTGGTTCCGCTACCAATGAACACCACTACTTTGATGCGGCACAGTTTGAGGCCGCGTCTAACGCTACAAGCTTTGATGAGGCTCGTCAGCTACACCTAACACTTAGAGCCAACCGCATTAATGAGTTAGTCAATCCCCACTTTGCTTCTCCAATAACTCCTTGGAGTGTAACTGGAGCATCTACCACTTCAGTGTCTCAGTTTGCTGAGCCTGGAGTAGAGACCTTCTCAATTACAACTGCCAGCATCGTATCTAACGTAGCAACCGTAACTTTAAACAACCCACACAGCTATCAAGTAAGCCAAGTAATAGTCATCTCTGGAGTAACTGGTACGGGCGCAAGCAACTACAACGGATCTAGAACAATCACTGGTGTAGGACTTAATACATTTACTTACTCAGTAACGGCCTCTAACTCCACGGTAACAAGCGGAACGGTCTATCGAGTAGGTAACGGACTACAACTTACTGCCACCGCAACTGGCACAGCCGTGCTCTCATCTTGGGATGGATCTACAACATCTCAGTTGATGGGCATTTATTACCCAAACACCTCTTATACATTCAGCATCTATGTGCAACCTACAGCAACGTCTGAGACTTTTACTCCAAAGATCTTGTGGTACGACAGCACTAACACGTTAATAAGTACCTCTTCAGGTGCTTCGTTTAATTTAAACGCGGGCGTCTGGAATCGTCCATACGTAACAGCAACTGCGCCAGCTACAACCGCATATGCAACAGTTGAGTTAGATTGGACTACGGCTGCAACAGGGGACGTGGTTATAGTTGATGAAGCTTTGTTTGAAAACACTGGGCAGGTACTAGAGTACTTTGACGGCTCCAACGGTTCAGGAACTGTCTACGACCTATTCTGGGAAGGCGGACAGGGTAACGCAAACGCAGCCCGTAGTCACTACTATAAGAATAGATTCTCAGTTCAAACACGGCTATTTGACGCGGTATTAAACGCGCAACTCCCTATGGGAAGCACTGCCGCCGTATATCTTGCACAACCCCAGACTTGATGTGCTAGCGTAGGCGCCCTCAGTTAGGGGGTCCCTATGGACAAGTACTACTTAGTGATCGCGGGAACTGGAGAGACCAGCCGCGCAAATGTAGAAGCACTCATTGAAGATTATATTTACGGCCACGGACAAGACGTTACCTTTGTTCTTCCGTATGAGAAGCGCCCAAGTCAAGGACAGATCTTTGCCGCGCAACTAGCCAAAGACAAGAGTAAAGACATACTGCTCTTCTGTAAGGAAGACGCCAACTATGAAGGCATTCCTTCATCCTCAGTAAGCCACTCAGACCGACCACTGGATACGGCCTGCGCCAAATTAAAAGACACCAACATCGTGGCCTTTGTTCTAGTAGACGATGAAGACCCAAGCATCAACGAGACCCTCAGCGTGTTCTCTGAGTACAAGGTGCCCACCTTTGATCTGACCGAGGGCTTGATGCCGATCAAGTTCAACCCAGGAGCGGTCGAGGTAAAGACTGAAGTAGCCATCCCTGAGGCGGAAGAGATGTCCGAGCCAGAGGAAGAGGCTGAGGATGACCTCGATGACTTTGAGGATCTAGATGACCTTGAGGACGAGGAGCTAGCCGAGGACTTTTACCTTGGAGTTCAGGCTTTAGCTAAAATGATCGCTCGGGAGGTTGCGGCCGAGCTTTTAAAGGCCACAGAAACGCCCAAGAAGGGGTCTAGGAAGTGATATCAGCCCGCGCCCTAGGGGTCTACCTGTATTTACAGACTACAGAGGCCACAATAAGCGCTGAGAGCCTTTCTAAAGTTTTTTCCGAGGGTCGGGAAGCCATAGGCACGGCCTTGGCTGAACTCAAGGGGTACAACATGATCTCCTCCACCAAGGAGCGGATCGGCAACAGGATCATCACGGTCAACCGACTTGTGGCACCGGATCTCTGGGCCCCAGAAACCCGTCGTCTGATACTGCAGAATAAGCTGTATAGCAATTTAATACTAAATAATAATACATTTATAAGTAACAAAATAGGGTTTGGCGAAGCCAAACGGGGAGAAGAAGCGATGAATGATGAATGGCACTCATTAGGTCAAATAGATCAAGACCCCGAGGAGATGGCCGAACTCAAGCGCCGTGAGAAAGAACGTCGTGACCGCGAGTACCGCGAGTCTCGCAATGCCAAGGCTGAGAAGCGGATGGCTTCTCATATCAACCGCGCCCCAGAAGACTGGTCAATTGATAACGCTGTCTTTGAGTTTGCCAGCCGCATGGTTCGGTGGGACATAACTCCGTGGGAAGGTTCACGCGCAGTCTTTAAGACGGCGTACGCAAAGGCGCGCAGAGAGTACGGAACCAATGGCGTTATAGAAGCCAAGATGATGGAGATCTTCTTCGGTCAACTTGACCATGAGAAGAAGGTTAAGGACTCTGATATGGTCTGGCGATTATTCTTGAAGAACTTCGGCAGTCTGCACATTGCTGCTCAACAGAGCACAAGCGCTCCTGAAGAAGTAACCAAGGCTAAAGACGTATCTAAGCAACAGTTGGAGAGGTTTTAATGTTTAAGTTAGACGACTTAAAGATACGGCGCAAGGCTTGGGTCAAAGCCGCAAACATAAATCCAAACCGACTTGGCTGGTTGCTAGATGATTGCACTGTTATTCATTCAGATGATCGTAAGAAGATTGACGTCTGGATGGATGCGCTAGAGCGCGGAGAAGTTGTCCGCTCTGCTGGGAACTCTAGATGCGGTAAAGGTTTACTGCTTTGGGGTGAGCCCGGTCACGGTAAAACTACTTTGGCTCTATCCATTATCCAAGAGATCATGACACGTTTCCCTATCGAAGCCTTTGATGTTAAAGAGGGTCGTGTACTTATTCGTCCTTGCTACTTCATTACTTTCAACGACATACTTAACCTTAAAGGTCAGTTAATGGATGAAGCAGATGACGAAACTCAAATTTTATATCAAGGTATCTTGGGTGACTGCCCAAACGATTCATACAACATACGTGTACTGATCATTGATGATCTTGGTAAAGAGCACGCTTCTTTATCTGGTTGGCAGAAAAGTATGTTGCATCATGTGTTGCGCACACGATTCAACAATGGATTGCCTACTATTGTTACCACGAACATTTCGTTAGACAACTGGGGCTATGTATACGGGGATGCTACGGAGAGTTTTGCTCACGAGTCATTCTTGTACTTACCCATTGAGACTTCGGATCTAAGAAAGTGAGCCGTGCAATGACTACCAAGCTTATCCAGGTGTTTCTGAGTCAGACTCAGACCCCTGGGCCAGGTATCTATGAGGTATCAGGCGATGAGACTGGGACGCTTTATTGCACTTGCCCGGGCTTTAAAGGCCGTAGTACCTGCAAGCACTCACGCTTTGTTAAGTCTCGCATTGATAGCAACAACGGCACCTACCCACTTGAGATCTCAAGCCGCGCCACTGAAGAGGACGCCGCTAAAGCCAAGAAGTCAAGCAAAGACTTCAGAGAGTTTGTTATCAAGTACGGAAGGATTGAGGTC